CGTTGATCTTGTTGCCAGATGTCGCTGCACCTAAAGCACCTGCGCCAATAGCAGTTAAATTTGTTTGGCTAATTGCAGCATCAGCAGCATTACTACCTACGGCAGTTGCGTTTGATCCTGTGAATACATTCAACGCTCTAGCACCAATAGCAGTATTTTCATTGACTGCTGCTGCACTTAATGCGGCGTAGCCAATCGCTGTATTGCTTTGTGCGTTAACTGTAGATTCGTCTAAAGCGTATGCACCCACGGCAGTATTTTTGTCTCCCGTAGTAAGTGCTGTTGCTGCTGACTGTCCGATTGCAGTATTACTATCTGCACCCGCTGTTGTAGAATCTAGTGCGTCTGTTCCAACTGCGGTGTTAGCTGTTGAACCACCTGCACCGTGTCCGATGTCTAGTGAACCAATTGTAATTGATCCACCTATTGTAGCTGAACCTCCGAGGTATAAATCTTTGTAAGCATTGCCATTCGCACCAAGATCAACGGTGTTATTGTTAGTCGCACTTTGGGTTACTGGTAAAATTGCGTTCGTAGCAAAAGAGAATCCACAGTGGTTTGCTTGAATCCCGCTTATAGTGAGATTGTTACCATTTAGATTAGAAATTTCTCCGACATTTGCACCAGAACCATCCTGAAGAACATATTTACCTCCTGCTTGTATTACGTCACCACTCTCAAGCGTTAAAGTTGTTGTTTCTGACCCAGCTTTGTATGTGTAAAATGTTAGCTTAGAATCTTCAGTGCCATCTGTTACATCAGTTACAGATCCTAAAATTGAACCGTAGTTAATTAAACTGTCAGCACTGTTTTCGCCACGAAATTGAATTAAGCCAAGATTGTCAGAGTCAGCAGGTGAAGCTGAGTTGCGATAAAGAACTAAGTCAGGTGCAGAACTTGAACTAGCATCTGCGTTCGTAATGACAAACTGATTGGTAACATCGTCTGAAGAAAACGTAACTGCACCTGCATTATCGATTGTAACTCTTGGACTGCCATTAGTAATAATGTTTAGCGAGTTGTTGCTTAATGTTCCAACTGCTGCCGCACCTCCTGTGCTACCAAGATAAAGTTGATCTGTTCCGTTACTTGTTCTTATTCCGTTGTTACCAGTAGTAGAGACATCCAAGACATAAGTAGGTGAAACGCCGATACCTAATTCAGCAGCACCACTACTTGCATCTTGAATAATAAATACACCATCAGCACCACCGTCTGACGGTTGCCACTGCATTATCTCGCCAGATCCGTCTGACTTGATAATGGGTTCGTTTTCTATTGTGGTTCCAGATCTTTTTAAAGACCTCGTAAAACCTGAACCCCCAGCACTTGTAAATGATGCGCTCATTATTAACCGTTACTTATAACGACATTTGAAGTGCCGCTTGCTGTTATAAAACTAATTGTTCCAACGTACCCAGAGATGCTGACCATACCACCAGTCCCATCATTAGCTCCACCGCCACCACCTAAAATATAACTAAAACCACCACTACTTGTAGTAGCAGTTGCTCCTAATTTTACGTAAACTGGTTCAGTCCCTAAATTCTGCACCGTCAAATGGTGCGGAGAATTTGTAACCACGTCATCAGCACTTGTGTCACATGCTTGAATAACTTGCGTTACGCTGTCGAAACTTCTGAATCTCTCGTTTTGATAACTCATTTTATAAATCCCACGCTTTCTTAATTGATTTTACTGAATGCTTTGAACGCCACTTACTTCCCATTTTAATTTCCTGGTTATAGTAACCGCGACGTATCGACTCTTTGTTCATGCCTTTTTCATCCATTGCCCCATTTGGAACACTTATTCTGCTTGGAAAATCCACGCGTTTAAAACCGTCTGGTGCGTCATCACGTTCTGTAATTGGACGCTCCAACTCGATCACTTCCCCCGTATCAGATTGGTATTCGTAAACTGGCACTTATTAAAAATAATTGGGATGGAGCAGCACGCAAGCCACTCCACCCCATGATTAATTACAGACCAGAGAAACCAGCAGTGCTAAACAAACGCATAAAATATGCATCAGTTAATCGTTTTGCTGTGTACATAGTCTTGAAACCGACTGTTACCACTTGGTTCAACGGATCTTTTTTGTCCGGAGTGTCTACAATTTGTATAGACGGACTCATTGGACTGTCACCGCTCAACGCTGGAACACCGAACGCTTCACCGCCTAAAAAGAACGTACAAAACGCAACCCCTTCACTGTCTTCAGTGTCAATGTCATTGACGTTTCCAATAGCGCCATCACTACCACTTCCGCACCTGAACGGATTTGTGTCTTCCACGAATCGCACCCCATACAGCGAACCAGCTTCACCGTTATACAATGCGCCTACGTTTGAACGTGTAGCAGCATTCAACCAATCACCGTCACGCATTATGTCGCGAAGCACTTGCGGTGCAGCGATAGAAACGTAACCACCGTTGATTTCCGGAGCGCGGTTAATACGCAACTGAGTAACAACGTCCAATACGTCGGATGCAGTTGTTACTGGTAAGGCGTTTGCACCCCCAGCATTGTGCGTCAAACTAATGTTTGACCCAGCGAACATGGTGCTACCACCTTCAGTGTCAGTGCCACCAGTTGGAACTGTCGAGTTACACAACTCGGCTTTAACGATGTTGTCGCATTTTAACGCAGCATCTTCACCGTTGGTTTTCGTTGCTTGAGCAAGCGAGTTTAAAAACTCGGTATTGTTCAACACGTCCGAAATGACCACGACTTGTCCGATTTGCTGAAGCGTTGCTGTCACTTTGGCAAGAGACAGTTGACGAACACCAGAATCAGCGGACGATCCCCCAGACCCAAACACATCGATTGCGTTGTAAACGCCATTGCCGTCAACGGTTTCAGCAGCACTTGTGTTAGTCAAATCAGCGATTTGTGTGTCACTAGGTGCGCCATATTTAAAGAAGCTAATTTGCTTCGATCCTACTCCTTTGGGTAAAGGTGCTTTTTGGCCAAACTCCGCTTTGCGGGTGGCTTGAACTGCGTATGTAAGCAGTTGCGACTCGAAGTGTTCACGATATTGTGAACTCAAGTCGCTTGAGAGTGTCATTGCATCTGCCATAACTTAATTTCCTATTTTAATAATTTATTATACTGTACTGTACTAATGCAAATTATCATTGGTTGTCCATCTGTGCAGCTTGATCGGAAAGCATTTTAAATCGTGCTTCCGTATCCATATCCATAAAGTCTTTGCTTGCTGGACGTGGTGCTGGTTGTGAACCACTAATCGATAACTTGGACTTGTACTCTTCCAACTCTTTTTCAAGAGCTTGATTCTTGTCCCGAAAAGACTCTGCTTGAGTTGCCAATATATCCCGTGATGCGACCCATGCAGCTTTACGCGGCCCATCTGGATCACCTAACAGTTCCGGATAGTACAAAAACACTTGCTCGGTTCGTTTAAACAAATCGCTGTTTTGATCTCCTAAATCTGGATATTTCTCTCTAGCTTCTGCGTAGTTACTTCTAAAATCTTTGCTAAACTTGTCTTGTTGCAGTTTTTTTGCGCTCAGACGTTCTTGTTCTCGCAAATTATTAGCTTTCTTCTCAGCATCTGCCGCTAGATCGCTCTCACCATCTTCAAGAAATTCTTTAGCAGCTTTATCATAATCAGTTGCATTGTACCCATCTTCGTCACGAATCTCATTCGTTTCTTCCAATTGTTGTACACGCCACTTTTCTTTTTGCTGTTCAAACTCTTCTTGCTGTTTTTGAAACTGTTCCTTTTCTTCGTTAAGTGACTTCCATGAACGCATTTTGCGCTCCATGTCTTTCGCTTCCCGTGAAATATCCGGTTTCTCTTGCTCAGTCTTTTCTGTCAAAGAACCATCCTCGTCACCCGACGAAGATTCTCCCGCTTTCGGCTGTTCTGTTTCCGGCGGTGGATCAGCTTGTTTTTCTTCCTCAACCTTTCCTGGTTCCTTGTCAGGTTCCGTTTCGGGTTCCGGTGGCGCTGGAACATAACTTTCCCGCGCTTCTTCCAAGCTCTTACCACTATCAAGTGCTTTCGCAACTGCGGTAAGCTCTTCCATCGTCGTCTCTTTCTCAGCCATTTTTTTGTATGCTTATTTTCAGCGAACATCGCATACGCTGCACGCTGTAGTGTGCTTTAGTTCAGCAAAAGTCGCACAGTCTTTTACTGTAAGTTATGGACGCAAATAGTCGAAATCATCGGAAGCGTCCGTGTCCGGTGATTCGGATGAAGCCATTAGCGCATCTAAAGTCGCAATCGCCCCACGAAATCCATTAGCATAACCAGCTTTCCACGCAAGCTCCCCACCGCACTCAGTTGCAGTGGCATTGTGTTGTAATGCAGCGTTAAGCATCCATGCTTTTAACTTTTTACCGCTTTTAGTTCGGAAAAAGTTTTGTAAAGTTTTTTCATCATCCGGCTCCCACTTGGGCTGGTTGACCCATTTGAGCGGCTTGACCATTTGCGTTAGCACCCGCTTGTGCGTCTCTTGAGTAAGCATCATCTAATTGTTTCCGGAGTTGTCGCGCAGTGTTGGGATCAACTTGTTCTAATTGCTCCAGTAAAGTGTTAATACGACTTATAAACGCTTGCTGAACTTCTGGCGGGAACTGCTGCCCCTGTTGGCTCATGCGATTAATATATTCCATTAACAACGGCAAACGTTCAGCCGGATTGTCAGCTTGGTTTGGAACCGGAGTATATCCGCGCTCCATGATCGGAATGTTATGCGCTTCGTCTTCTGCTTCGTCAGCAGCTTTAAATTGCGGATCGCGTACTAATCGTTTAACTAAACTTGGATCATCCAGTTCAAGAATACTCTTATCTAATTCTATCTGGTCAATCCACGGTGATTGCGACATCAATTGTTTACGCATAATAGCCCGTTGCATCAACATGCTACGATCAACTCCATCTACACCACCTTTTGGTTCTATAGTGTAATCATCATGCAACGCATCAGCTTGCAGACTTGTCGCATCTTCCAAATACCGGAACATCAAGTTCTGCGGTGAGTATTGCAAATAAAGCTGATACGCTTGACGATATACACGGGCTAATGCCAATCGAAATATTCTGGCACGTAAATCAACACTGCGTTCCATCATTCCACCAATAGCATTAACTTCAGTAGCAGTACGTCTTTCGCTGGTGTTAATCATTTGGCCAACACCAAAATCTGGCATAGCTAAACGTTGTTCCGCGATCATGCGTGTTTGCACAATTTCTTGATCCCAACTGATTGGGGGTTGTGGCATCCCCACTGGCTGAAGTCCGTATGGTAATATCTGTCCCGGTTTAAATCTTATATTACTACTGTTTGGAATATCTCTTTCGCTACGGAACATTGGCGAATTATAAAACGTAATTGAATCCGCTTTGCCGTTCATTAGCTTATTTAGATATGCTTCTTCGGGGGCAACTAATTCTGGTATCCCGCGACTGCTATACCATCCCTTATCTTTCATCTCGTAAGACGAATCAACAAACGGGGCATCTCCATGACGATATGGAAGTTTCATTACCGGACGTAAATCATGTTCCGGCATTACGGGAGAGTATGTACACACGATCCACTTTCCGTCTTCGTCGCGTTTCCAGTGTTCCCATATAATGACCATGCTATCATCGTCACTGTATGTTAACCCCTCACGCATAAATTTCTCATTATCGCGATAAGTTGAGTTAGTGTTTTCGTCGCGACCGTCTCCGCGAATCTTGTCTACAACAGAATGGTCGTAACGAGAATCACGCAAAAACGCACTTACACTCATCGGCATGACTTGAACCATCCAATCAGCTTCTTCGAGTCTAGTTGTATGATCTGGAACAATCCAATAAAGCGGATCAACTGCTTCAAACTTGCAGCTTTTATTCTTATCATCCCAAAATACTTTTATCACTGAATGACCAGTCATCAACATGTGGTCAATCCATGTCAGCGATTCTTCTTGGAAATTACTTTTCTCTTTTATGTGATAATCAAACCAACGTTCAACTGCTGTTGTTAGCGGTGCTAACTGTTGTCTCATTGGAACGAACGAACATAACGTGTCTCGCCCCGTAATCTGTTGGTAATAAAACGGTTTTAGCTTTGCTATTGCCGTGTCTATTAATGGGAAGTGTAAATCAGAAGCACCAGGAAATGGTTTGTTCTTACGTCGCAACCCATCATGGCGCATTTGGTAATATAACCCCTGTCTTCTTTCCCATTTAGATCGGTCATGGATGCTATCCAAAACCACCTCAAACATATCATTTCTGCTCTCTTGCATTTCGCAATTGGTATTCCAAGTCGTTTATTGTGTGCAGCGCCTCCCGCGCCCAGCGTTTTACCGTCTGGGTAGACTTCTGCACGTCCTTAAATTCCGGTTGTTCCATCAGTTTCTTGACGTTTCCGTCAGTTAACCGTGTAACCGGATGGTCAATCGTCCGGCATCCCATCGTCCAATGCAGCGTCAATAGCAGCAGCATTGTCGGAATGTATCTCAGCCGTCCGATCTGTTTTGTCGTCGTCACGTCTCTGTTGTCTGTCTCCAAACCAAGCAGCCATCATCTCGGCTACTTTTGCCAGTAAAACTAAAATCCAGTTCATATAAAGCTACAAGCGGACATGGCTACTGATTCATGCGGTCACAAACGTCCAGAGACTAAACGTAAAACCGTTGCAGCGATCTCCACTACCAACACAACACCAAGCCGCTTAACATCAGTAACCCGCATTGAACCCGCTGTCTAACTCCATGCCGACTGGTTCCATTTCACTTAACGCTTCCATAAAGCTTGGTCGTGGTTCCAAATTAAGAGCGGAACCCGTGCCACCACACGATATAGCCCCAAGCACTGCATCAGCACGGTCAGGGGAGGGGAGTCCGCGACTTCGCATTTGATCTTTCGGTTCTAATTGCAGCTTCCCCTTACTGTTGGGTTTGCTGCGTCGTGTTGTCATCTGCGAATGTAATAAATCATCATCGGGCAATATAATCTCACACAACTCAATCGAACGTGCTGCTTTAAACCAAATCTCTGCGCCCCTATTAGCAAAATGTCGGTCATCATACGCTCTTTCGCCGTTATTTACTCGATGAACACCCCATCCAGCTTCAGCTAAAGCGTCACACATCGGAATACCCAAACCCCCAGCATCTGCATAAATCTCTTCCGGCTTTAGTCCATTACGTTGAAATTCCATAATAAACCGTCCCACCGCCGCCATCGTGTCTTTTTGAGTCCAGCAAAGTAGTTTATCAATCTTGTTGCCCACGCGTATCGCCAGCACGTTTTCGTCACCCCCTGCCGCGAAATCACAAAACGCAGTCTTATCTTTACCAATATGTGTCGGGGGATTAGTCAAACAATGCTGCAAAGAGTTATATGGAACTACCACTGACTCTTCGCCAATGTCCATAAACTCCCCGAACACCATTGATCGGACTAATGGGTGGTCTTTACCATATCGATCAAATTGTTCATTTATCCAAGATTCGGGGATATGCGGACAATCGTATGACGTACATGTAAACGTTTCCCATAAACGCGCTTCTTTAGTAAATGCACGATAGAAAAACCCCTCCGTAGCTCCCGGCGATGACATCAATATCAATCTGCTGGGCTGACAGCGACTTATTGCTTCAGCGATACCATCCGGCACAGTCTTCGCTTCGTCCACTATCATTAACAAATTAGAAGTCGGCCCCGTTCTATGCCACCCCTCGAATCTACCACCTTCACTCGTACTAAACCCAATCGCTTTACTTCCGTTCTGAAACCGGATGTCAGTAGCATTCACGATCCACCCCTCGCCACCGTTCAACCCACTCACGTACTTTCGTATATACGGAAATAACTGGTCTTTCACCTGACGGAACACACCCGCCGTCGTCACACATGTGCTTTCCGGAAATCTCATGCAATGCCACAGAACAGCACATGCAGCTATTAAACTGGTTTTTCCGGAACCATTGGCCGCTTTAAGCGCAACTTTACTTTCTTTATCGTTAATTGCTTTAAGTACATCGTATTGCCACTTGTACGGTTTTATCCCCAAAAACATTTCCGGAAAGTTTTGTAGCTGTGCAGCATACTCAATTAACTCCGGTGTCGGTTTAGACGTGTCTGCTTCAAGTGGCTCAAATTTGTCTTCTAAAGACTTTTTGACTTTACGGGGTCTTCCCACCTTCTTCCCGCTTTGAAACGTCGCTTTACCCCCTTCACGGGTCACCACGCGCTTCTTACGTGCGCCTACTTTAGTGTACTGTACTTCATCGCCCGACGACGCGATCTCTTCTGCCGTCCGGTTGCTGATTCTAATTCCAGTCTTTTCTTTTTTGTCTTTCATGTCTAATGGTTAAATGGGGGTTATATATATACTTATATATATAGTGTCAGATTTTCTGACATTGACTGTCTTAATTTCTGACATTGACTGTCTGATTTTCTGACATTGACTTTGTTAGTATGCACAAGTTATTCACATTGGCAAAAAATTAGGTCTGTGATTTTGGGGGGATATATAATACATGCACCCGCCCGTGGGGGTGGTACGTACCCCGTGTCGTGGCCCCTATACACGATCGCGCGATCCTGGGCGCGCGCGCGGTAAAGACAGGGACTTTCGCACAATAGCTATTATATTTCGTTGAGCAAATCACTGTACATCAATGACATGCGCCTCTTTTGCGCTTGTTTCGGGCACATTACACAGCGCTATGACAAGTTGTGGAGCGATCGTATTCCGCTTATTTGCGGATTCTGTCGTTTGCGCGTCTTTATTCCATGACGAGCGCCGTCTTTCGAGTAGATCCACGGCAAGCTTGGGCTGTTTAGCGATTCCGTCCGTAGCAGCTTCAATCATGCGAAGTTCCCAAGAGCTTTCAATTTGCTCCAATTTCGCCCCGAAAGTAGCATCTTTCTTTTCCCACCGTGAAAGCGTCTCACGTCCGATTCCAGCGTATTTACTAGCAGAATCGCGACTCATGCCGTTGCCAAGCGCTCTAAATATCTTCTCTTCAATCTCTTCAGTCCGTTTCGTCGGACGTCCAGTTTTCGCCATGACAGCTACTTTATATTAAAATTAAGTAAGACCAAGCCACTTTCCCCCGTAATAGAAAACGCCGCTTGGCATTAATCAAATGAAAATAATTAAATCAATATTTCAAGGGATTGCTGTAATATTATATATTATCGCATGTCTGTCATTACTAGCATTATGAAAGAAACAATAACATTACAGACGTTTATACGTGGTTTTGAAGAACTAAGACCAAATAACTTTAGTTATCAGGGATTGGAAATATTATTTAATCACCTCGAATCTATGGAAAGCGACGAAAACGAAATAGAATACGACGTAATAGCTTTTTGCTGTGACTATTCGGAAATGTCTATTGCTGAAATTATGGATCAATACGACATTCAAATACCTGTCGACATAATGCTCTCAACAGACGAGACGACATGCAAATACTCAGAATCTGATTTAGACGATACTGAAAAGCTTGAATACATCTTCGAGCATTTAGAAGAGAACGGAAACGGTTATTGTGGCGTAACGAGCGAAAACACTATTATTTTCCAGTGCTATTGATAGCACGCGTTCAACGTCCTACGGGGCGTTGACTGCGTTTTATTGTAAGAAACGTTTCTACCAAACGTAATAAAACAAACCATGAAAACTTATAATTACAAACTCGGATCTAATCGCGGTATTCGCAATCGTGTTTGGATAGAAGGCAAGAGACTAAGCGCAAACGGTTTTAACCGTGGCACTAGATACCGCAAAATTACCAGTGAAAACAAAATAATACTAGTGATTGATTCTAATGGTTCTTTAGGTGTCGCGGGTACAGACACTAGACCTATTATAGACATGTGCGGTCAAAATGTTGCCGAAATCTTTAACGGACACGAGCGCGTCAATGCTACATTTGAACCAAAAAAAATAACAATTATCGGAGGTGAAAAAGCATGAAGCGTAAAGATTTAATGAAAATTGCGCGTTTAGTTGCTTCTGATTCAGAAGATTTATTAAGAGCCATAAGAGAAATTGAAACAAAAGGAGATTCTACAAAGCGTGGAACTTGGTCTTATTACGCAAAAAACTTTGCAAAATGGCTGGAAAATAACGACGAGTCAATAACTCCATTTACTATTTTTGCCCGTGGAAATAGCAAATTGCCTTTTTACGCGTTCTCAGCGCTTCCATTAGTAACATGCCCCGGCGCTGGCGCTTGTGGTAAATATTGTTACAGCTTGAAAGCGTGGCGATATCCAGCCGCATTTTTTCGGCAATGCCAAAACACTTTATTAATAAAGCGACAATCACAAATTTTAAAACAAGCTTTTGCGGAATTACCACAAAATATAACTCTTAGACTATATGTAGATGGCGATATTGACAGCGTGCAAACTCTTTGTTTCTGGTTTGACAGATTAAGAGAACGACAAGACGTATTTGCCTACGGTTATTCTAAATCGTGGCCAACATTTTTAAAGTATCAAAAAGCGTTTGGAGATGCGGCTTTTCCAGAAAATTACAAACTCAATTTATCTAGTGGTAGCAGACACGATGAAGCACTGGCAAAGCAATTAGCGGGTTTGCCATGCTATCGTGGTCAATTTATTGCTGTTAACAGTATTAAAGCTGATAAGAACGGTTTAAACCGCACGGAGTATGCAAAATCTGTTAGAGACAGCGCCAAAACGCTTGGACATGGTCGAGTGTTCGTTTGCCCCGGCAAATGTGGAGAATGTACAAGCGCTGGCCATGCATGTGGATTAAATAAATTTAAGAACGTTACAATAGCAATTGGAATACATTAATAATGAAGACAAAAATTATACCTCAAATCCAATTTAAGATGGAAGGCAAATTGGATTTAATTCTAGACGACACCAAAAACTACTCTGGAGAAGATTTGGCTAATTATTTAATTAATTACATTTTACAAGACGACAAAACGTCTAACGAATTATTTAAACCATTGGCTTATTTAATGGGAGTCAAAATGGATCAAATCGATTACATGGGAGTTGATGAAATACTCATTGAACTACCAAAACAATTGGAAGAACTTAAAAACACCAGGAAGAATATTCGTAAAATACTTGGTAAGAAAAACTAAAACTAAACGTAATAACTATTATGGAGATCAATTATATTGATTCAGAGAGACGGGTCGTTACAAAAGTAATGACAGTATTTGTTGTCGAGCAATACTTTTTTGATACTTGTGGGGATCTTGATCCCTATAATACAGAATATGTATTCGCTACAAAGAGCTTTGCGGAATCAAAACGCGTTCGCAATCGCATTCTTAAAGACGCTAAAACAAGCGGTGTCAGGACGCATAGATACAATTATTCGTTTGACGAGTACGGAAACAAGATCGGACACCAACTCTTGGAGAGTGATTGTGGTGATGATTATTTCTGTGAAGCGTTTGATCCTGAGTATCAAGAAACGTCCGGTAACAGTTATTTAGATCATTTGGGGAGTGATATTTGGAGTTTCACTGGAACCCGTGGCACTAGATACTGCAAAATTTAATGTAGTTTTTCACGAAAACGAAACTTTATGAATAAAAACGCAAAAATCAAAACAAACATTTCGGACGCAGAGTTAGCTCTTTGCGCTCCGGAATTGTTAGAGTCTTTATGCGAGTTAATTGCAGTTTTACATCACGTTTATGACGTGTTTGAAGAGCTTCGACTTACCAGTGATAATAATTTTAAAAACCCATTAGCTAACAAAAAGATTCAAGCTATAGCAGATAGAGCTAACGACATTTTAAGAAAATCAACCGGACATGATGACTGAATTAGAATCATTAACGAATGCGTTAAAAGCGATAAGCACTATCGTTAAATATAAAGAGAGAGTTGAGTCTAGTGATTATCTAGACTGCTTTCTTTATGAAGATATGTTTCCAAATGACAGATATTGTCACGACAGTCTTGGTCATTTGCATGAGACTATTGATCAATTTTATGGAAAAGCTGATATATCTGAATGGCAAGACACTGCTGGTCATTCAGTATTTGTCAGGTGCGGGGATTATCATTGTGTTGAGTTTTATGATAGTGATCTCACTTTGAGTGTTTATAGATTGAATGACAAAAACCAGGATATATGCGAATCAATTAGCTACACACTTTATAGTAACGACAAAACCAAATTGCCAATAATAGTTGTTAAGTTATGAAACTGAAAAACAAAACAAAAAAACATAGAGAAATGGACGTTTCTGAGTTGAAACGTGTTATTAACATTCAACAAAAACACATCAAATCAATGCTGGATAACGCGCATGAAACGTTTGATATCAGTCTCCAAGAATTGAATAAATTGGATGACAGTTATTACGACGTAAAATATGCAATGTTAAGAATTGAGCAAGACAAGATTAATTGCATTGAAAATACATACGTAGCTAACACAACTAACGAACAAAAATATAATGAGCAAACAAACTAAAACGATATCAGCTACACAAGCAATAGCTGATAGAGCTAAACTTGTTGGGTTAACCGAATTGTCTAGTGATTTGTGCAAGCACATCAAATGGTTAAGAGAGCAATCGAGTGAGTCATTGTATAGCGGAGCAGGGGTTTGCGATTCTTGGTGGCTATCTGACATTGATGAACTTTTTAGTAAGGGGAATAAACTACAAGAAAAATTAGAATCAAATGAAATTACAAACTAACGAATTATCAGAATTAAATGTGAACAATGTTATGAAAGGTGCAAGTAACATTGATTTATTGGACGATGAAGCTCTTTATGTTCATGTTGGTGGTTACGTCATATACATTGATAATTCAACTGGTGAAATGATTGTGACAATGTTTAAAGACGGTGAAACTACAAACAATGACATAAAAGTTTTAAACATTTTTAGGAAATATGATGACAACTAAACAAATACAAAAACAAATAGTAACATATCGCCAGTGGCTCTGTGATAACGGGTTAACTGGCAATTTGAAAGCGAAACACGTTAACAAGTTTATTAAATTAGCGACTTGGAAAAGCGACGAGCAATTGGCTAAGTTTAAAGCCAAGCCACGATGGAATCAGCATTGGATAATTCGTAATTGCAGGGAGTTTGTACAGCTATGAAAAAATTAATAATAACAATAGCATTAAGCTGTGTCGTGTTTGGATGGGTAGTATCTAGACCATATGCCGACAAACCTAATAATACCAGGAAAGTTATAGCAAGCTGGTATGGGGATGAGTGCGCGGGAAAACCCACGGCATCTGGAGAGATCTATGATCCGAACCAACTTACCGCAGCGATGTGGGACGTTCCATTCGATACACTTGTCCGCGTCCAACTTGGCGCGGCTACCAATACAGTAACTGTGAGAATTAACGATCGCGGCCCAGCAAAACGCTTGAAACGAGGGATTGATTTGTCACGTAAATCTTTTTCGCAGATCGCAGATCTGGATGCGGGTTTGATCACAGTTGAATTAACAGTCTTAAAGTGACCGACACTATGCACGTAGTCCACACCATTCACGGTTCAAGCGCAACTGCTTGGATATTACATGAAGATCCTGACTTGGTTAGATCTGACGAATTGAACCACCATACGTTTGATACCAAAATGGAAGCAGACGCTTTTCGGTCTGGGATAGAGCTATCATACGAATATTTCCAGCAATACGGAAATTGCAGTCACCCCATGTTCGTGCTTGACGAAGATGAGAATATTAAATTAGATTAATGTTTTGCGGCGCAATGCTGCTTTTTTTCTTCAAACATGGTTTTGTTTGGTTATAACAGAACAGACTCCAGTTGTTGGTAGCGGCTGGGGTCTTTTTTTTACCCAGTTTGCGTTACCGTGTTGATAATCTACAATATACCAGATGGGAGCGGATTATCCAAAGAACGTTAAAATCTTTAATTTAGATTACGAGATAATCTGGGTCGATAAAGCGATCGAGACAGCGACTGACGCTCACGGTTCATGCGATACTTGCACTCAGACTATTGTTATCTGTCGTGAACAAAAACCAGGAGCGCTCACTGACACTGTGATGCATGAAATAATGCATGCGATATTTTACAGTATGAATATGTCCGGCAACGAGAGTGAAGAGAAAGTTGTAAGCTTGTTAAGTACCGGAATGTGTACAGTGCTGAGAGACAATCCCAAATTAAAAAAATGGATCGTAAAAAATCTCTAACCCCAAGCAACGAAATGTTGTTCGATCGTATGGCTGTTGAAGCGAGTAGGGCGGTGGTGTATCGCGATACAGTGCTTGAAGTTGATGCGTTGTTGAAAGATTTACTGGATCTAAACGCAACTTATTATTCATCCCAGACTCTTGAGATTATTCGTCAACGTATCCGCGCTCAACTCGGTGACGCTGGTCTTATTATAGAATAAATTTTTTAAAATTTGAACAACAAGCGGCACGCAAACAGCGTTTCCAAGAGATCTTAATTTATCTACACGTTTGTCCACCCGTTTGGAAACCCCATCAACCATTCGCAAAATTTCGGGATCAAGTTTTGGCCAAACCGATTCTTGAAAACTCTTCCCAGCAAACCATTCTCCGGCACGTTTTTCAAATTCCCCGTGTCTTTCCAGTCTCTCGCTGTTGGGGTTGGCCACGATCCAGACTCTGTCCCGCTGGTGTGGAGCGCCAACGTGGGAAGCTGGTATGCAATGCCATTCCGCATCATACCCGATCTCGGCCAAGTCTCGCAAAATACGTCCGAACCAAGCTCCATTGTCTCCGTTAAGCAGCATTGGGACGTTTTCCATGAGCGCGATTCTTGGTCTAGCTTCGCCAATAACTCGAACCAATTCGCTCCATAAACCCGTGCGTTCTCCATCCACTCCATTTCTTTCTCGTCTTGTTTGAGCAATCGATGCGTCTTGGCATGGGAACCCAGCGGTAAGAAGAGTTGGTCGTCTCCATTCTCGTCCGTTAAATTGTTTAACATCATCTATTATCGGAATAGTTGGCCAATGTTTTTTTAGAACAGTCTTGCAGAACGGGTCGCTTTCGCAAAAGCAAATAGTTTTCAGCCCGACTTCTCGACAAGCTAATGCGAACCCACCTATTCCACTGAAAAGATCTACGTGAGTCATTCATCAAAAAACCCCATCATGGACAACTCTTCAACGTACAGATAAAACCACATGTCCATAACCTCTTCTTGAGAAGCGCGAATGCGTTCAAGCGGTGTCATCTTTGCCATCCCCTTTCGCCCGTCTGGATTGTGTTCTTTAATTCCGGCGTTAAACTTTTTCAATGCACGCAGTTGAAACTGCTGCAACCCCTTGTCCCTAATTTGTTCGTCAGTCATTTAATTCTTCGTCTTCGTCGTAGTCTTCGTTCTCTTCAACATATCCATCACCGTTACAATCCGTGCATGTGTATTTTAATGATGAGTGTTTTTCTACGTTCAAGTATCCCCGCCCGTTACACCATTTACATTTCATTTGTATTTTTGATTAAATTTTATAGCTAACGCCCGTGCGCGTTTTGCTAGTTGCCTACTTAATTTAATGTCCAATCTCCTAACCCCGATACTTGCTGCTCTTAACTCTGATGCAGAAATGTTAGCTTCGTTAATCATTTTCCGGCCACGAATCAACCAGTATTTTAATCTAGCTTGAGATTCTAATCGGTACTCGCCATTCATTTGGCATGTTAGTTTTTGTATTAAATCAAATTCCATGCTTCGCAATACTGTGTCCATCGGTTTTTTCTATCAGGATTAATATTTACCTTTGTTGAATTATTTAAATGTAAAAACGGAATAACCCAGCAAGTTTGTATAGGTAATGCCACAAGAATGATAAAGTCTGTGTCTCCGTTTTTGTAAGCACAGTCGTGTCGCTTGACAACAAACTCAAATCTTTTTCCAGAATTATAACTAGTCGATTTAACTTGAACCAAATGGTACTCGCCGTCTTTAGAAGCAACCATGTCGTATGGTTCCGGCACACTGGGTAGCAATACAGTGTAGCCATGCGACAGTAAGCGCGATGCAACAAGTGCTTCCCCGCTGGCTCCAAGCATCGCCCGACTGTTCCCCACTTACTGATAGTGTATAAAATTATGAACATCGAAAGCTACCGTAACGCGTAATCCGTTGTCACAACCTCAACGACTTGGTTGTGGTCGCGAACTAATCTGCTCGCAATGCGTCGATCAATTTCGGCGAAACGTTCCATCGTAAGGTTACTGGTGATGAACGTCCATTTACCCAAGCGCTTGTCCAACACTTCCAGCAACTTCTGCGTGCCGTAATCACTACCATGCTCCGCACCAATGTCATCAATGACTAACAAGTGTTCGCGTGCTAATTCAGCCGCGTAACTGTGATGTCCCTCTCGCATGTAGTTCAATGCGTCAATCCATCGAACAAACTTTCCTGGTTTCTTTGCAATATTTTGATGGGTCTTTGCAACTGCTTTAGCTAGATGAGTTTTGCCGACACCACATGTGCCAGCCAGTGTCAGCCAGTATCGAGCGCGGTGATCATGGTGAATCATGTTGTTAATGAACGCTGACGTTCTCATTAACATGTCTTCCAGCACTGAGTCTTCGTGCGTATTAAACGACAAAAACTCTCTGTACCAATCAACCGTTTCCTGCTTTAACGACTGCGGACCCGTAGTCTGCCGCTCCGGCGAACGTCCCACTATTTCTGCCGCTAGTTTGCGTGGATCTGTCATTATATTTTTCCCACGTTATAAATTTTTGCTTCCAGTTAATCACTTTATTGCCACGCGAATCGACCCAGTTACCAGTCGAAAAGTATTCGTAGAACTGACTAGCGAGCGATTCAACGTTGCGACTTTTCGCATATTCACGCACTTCGTCAAGCGTTGGGGCAACTTGTTTTTTTGTTTTAGGTTTTGGTTTTGGTTTTGGTTTTTGTTTTGGTTTTTCATTAACAACGTTTAAATATGTCATATTACTAGTGTGTCTCCTGCTTTCTCGGTTAATTAATCCCTGCTTTTCAAGACTAGACAATTTAATGTTGACTGTTTGTCTAGCTAGACCCGTTCGTTCTGCTAATGTTTCCTGTTTTGGCCAACATTTGTTTTCGTCATCTGCGTAATCAGCTAACGTGAGCAACACCAGCTTTTCTGATGGTGTGAGCTTTTGACGAAACGCCCAAGTTATAGCTTCTAAACTCAAATCTTCTCACTCACGTTCTTAAAAATTTCACGTAAAATATCATGCGGTCTTTGTTTTAAATCAATTTGTAATTTTCTAATCCCCGATATTACCGTGCCGTGGTCATGCCCAGTGTAACCCCCAACCATAACATAGTTCATTCCGAGCTTTCGCATAAAATGCCAAACAATCCATCTAGCCCAACAATTTTGTGGTGTTCTTGGAGCAGTCCACATCTCTGTTTCTGATTCATAATTAAATTCATCCAAAACAACCGAAATTATTTTCTTCACCTTCTGCTCGTACACGCGTGGTAATTTGTTCGTTGATCCATTCGTTTTGGTTTTCATATCCTAATATTTGTAAATAAATTTTTAATCCGTCTCTGTAAAATTCGTTATCAATGCAGATTGCATTCAACTTAGCTCGCGCTTTGTTGGGAGCCATAGTTCTAAAATTCCAACCCGCTCTTTGCTTTTTCCATTGCTTCCAGTACCGAACCCAATTTAGTGAACCGTCGTCGCGAATGTATCCGCATTTCCTCCAATGCAAATACGATTGAACACCAGTTCTAACAACAGCCATAGCGAGTTCGTGATAACAACTAGCGATGGAAAGTTGGGGTTGACTGGTTTGAGTCTCTGTGCCAGCCAACCCCGAATCGACTAGAACGCTTTGCCGCCTCCGGTCGATTGTTCCTCCTTTTTGGTAACAGCCAATTTCATATACTCAACGCCGCTGCTTTGCGCTGTGTTTTTCCATGCAGAAATCCAATACATAGTCCCGCCAACGTTTAATTGACCAGTCATGTGTGGTTGTGTTTCTGTCTCTTTGTTTTTGTTCGGAAACAACGCCCCAGAATCGGGCTTGTCCGAATTTTTATAACTATCTGCCATTATTTTTTATTATCTATTTTTACGCCAATATTGGCTGGTTCCCCCCGATTCCAACAAACCACCCAGCAATTCGGAGAGAGATTGCTGCGCTTCTTCTTTGGAGCATTTGTTTTCATTTGAATACAACTCTACCAAATCATCATATTTAACATTGGCTATATTTAATATGTCATACGTACCAATATTCGATCCCGCCAGTTTTTGATAAGCGGATTTAACATTCTTTATTTTGGGAGAAGACTTGCGAACCACCTTCTTAAATCCTGGTAATTCCTCAAATTCCTCACATTTAGCTTTTAATGCTTTTACCCATGCTTCGATTGAAGGTACATATGCACGGAGTCGAGCAGCTAATAGCGGGTTAGTAATTGTACTGGGGTCGCGAGCTTGGGATAACACTTCTTGCTGGTCCACCACTGTTAAAGCCGCGCCACTAACAGCAGTGCAATACAATTGATGTCTGCACCATCCGCAATAATCACATGGTATTGGGGCGCGAGTGGGGTTCATCACAGCCGCACGCACTTTGCGAGCCATGTCTTCACACTCACTGCGTGTAACAACAAACACATCAACCGTGCGAGTTTTTGAGTACATGACATGGCATTCAATTTCCATGCAATCGTCTCGCTGCATTAAACCCAACGCATAACCCATCATCTGGATGCGGTCGTCGTATCTAGATCCGGTCTTTAGATCAAACATCTTTCGTTTAGCGCCACAATACATGTCAACGTAACCGAACGTAAAAAACTCACCGTCAACGCTAATATCAAGTTTAGACTCAATTTCAACTGGAGAAACACCGCATTGCTGCATAGTGTATTCAGTAGTCCAGTCTATTTGTTGCCGGTCTTCTTCGTTGAGCTTGACGTGCATTTTTTAAGATGTTGTTTCTGCCACTCGTCATGCATTGCTGTTCCACGAAAAGCCGCATAACCCACCTCGCCGCCACGGAAAACTGCACACTTTAGCCACTTAGACCAATTACTTGGACTGTGTTCATGGTGTTCCCGCTCTTCGCTCATTATTTATTTATAGTTATTTGTGCTAAAAAATCGGCAGGTCTATCTAAAATTTCTTTAGCTCTAACGTCAGTTAAATCCCTAAACGTTTGTTTTTGATTTAGCCAATCAATTTGCACTAAAAACTCATTTGCAGATTTTTCGTGTTTCTCTAAAATTTTCTCAAGTTCTTCAACTTTCTTAAACTTTTCTTTAGCTGGTTTTTTCTCCTCGCAATGCCCCTCACGCGGTTTATCGTTTCTCCAAACATGTGAACCAATCCCCAAATATGACCCGCATTTGATGAGAGCATCTGTACTCGCTCCTTTATAAGCATCGCCGCGATCACGATTATCATTTCCCCCAAATTGAACAATACGCACATTTAGTGTAGGAACTGTTAAAACTCCTTTAATTATAATCATCTTTTCAGAATCACTTATAATTTCTGGTTCAAATTGCCATCCCCCAAGTCCGAACGCTTCATTAAGTCTGTCCGTAACATAAATCGGAGTGATCGCAGTCATTCCCTGCTTATGGGGCATTTTTTTCAATGCTTCATTTGGTAGTGGTCTATTCAATATTTCATCTACAGATGGTTTAGCTGTAGCCGTCGTTGTTTTCTTTTTTGCTGCCATATTATTTGGTTATACAATCTGATTCTCTTACTAAATTTGCCCAATCGTCAACGTCCATAGCGATAATCCACGGACCTCCATTCCAACGAAACGCTAAAACACCAGTTTTTTCAGTAGCTTCAGAACGCAACTGCGACCACCAATCTCTAAATTGTAGTCTTTCACATCGCTTAACCTCGAAATGAAATGGTAAATTGCTGGTTATATCAGCAGACTGTGCAGTTCCCATGAATTGCTGCGATCTTCTTGCCTGAGTCGTTGGGCCAAATCTGTCGTTTAATAATTTAGCGAACTCCAATTCGCCCCTACTCCCCTTGCTTCTTGAGTTAACAGACATGTTTGACTGCAAGATATCTACAACTTATCGGCAGACTTGTCAAACACTTATTCAATTACCTAGCGTATGTTGATGGATCAATTCCAGTTTGTTGGAATATCTGTTGGGATACTGATGGACTGATTATTTTCTTGTTACGCAGATCACGTAAATACTCTATTTTTCTCTCATACGGCATCTCGTCTAAACGCTGAATAATGAAACTAGCTCTTGCTTTACTTGCAACCCCTAGCCCCCTCACGCGCCTGTCTATCCGACCCACCAAATTAGCGTCGTCATCAATAGCTTTTTTGTATTTCCGGAACAGCACGGAATTGCCCTGACTAGCACTTCGAGCGCGGATCATTCTGTCCATGACTGACATCCCCTTCGTGTCCGTGACAAATTTCTGAATTGCTCTTTTTTCTATTAGTTGCCGATCAGCTTCTGTTCGTTCTATTACTTTTAATTGTTCTTCTGTTTCCGATTCGTTGACATACGGACTGCGAATAAAACGCCTAAAAAGTGGTGATTGGTCACTAAATATGCCCAGTGGTTTTCTCCCTGTTTCACGGGGCGGCATAAACTGAGTAAATAATCCAGCAGTCATTGTGCTGGTTAGCTGCTTTAACATTAACGGAGAACGAAACTGTTCCGGTAAAGCGTCTGGCATAAGTTCAGCCATGCCACGAAAAAACTTGGGAGTGCTTTGAAAATATTGCTGTTCTGGTGAAGCTGCTCTCATGTATTCCGGCACAGTATCACGATGCAACCAAGTGTTTCTGTTTAAACCAAATTCTATTGGCGATTTAAATAATGGATTTAAACTGCTAACTACAGATTCTACCCGTTCACCTAAATTTTCACCACTAACACTCACTGGCATTATGTTTTCTAAAAACACAACTGCCATTTTTTTCAATTCTTTTGAGTTGCGTGTTTCTAAAAACTCCATCGACGATTCAACAACATTAGAGAACAACTTTGAAATTTCACGTTTTGGAATCCGATAATATTCTCTGACTCTTTTCCCCTCATCATTCACAAAAAATTGATCTGTTGGGATATGCCAATAATTTTCTTTGTCACGATCCAAAATATCTTCGTAATCATCTTTGTATTCATCGCTGTTGTTCAGCGCCCATAACGCGACAGTTGGAACTCCAACAGCAGTAGCTAAACGTAATTGCATTATAGCAGCATTTTTCCCACCGTCTTTTCCAGCAAGTCTTCCCAAGTCCGCAGCAACACCTTGTACGCGTGCGTTAAAATACATAAACACCAAGTTAAGTTGCGCTGATCTTGTTATTGCTCCTTGTCTTCCAAAATCTGGCGATCCAGCAAAGTTCCGAACTTCAGCTACAATTTCACCCATACGCTCACGCTGTTGTTCGGGAGTCATTTTAGCTAAATTCTCAATACGCATACCGCGCTTTAAACCGACCAACTTGCTAGTTTCTTCAACGCTACTAGCTAATTGAACTATTGCACTTAACAAACCTCTTGCAGATAATTTAAATTCACGTTCAGTTGGTTTTACTTTAAATAATTCTGGTGTTAATTCACGTTGAAGTGTTGATCGTGCTGCTCCGCTGTTTAAAAAATCTTTGTATAGTGCATTTGGTTTGCCGAAATTCCCAGTAACGGAACTATATAATGCATGAACATAATCTAATGGTAATCTAATTAAATCAGCGGGACTACGGAACCCGTATTTGCTAACCATTGCTAGACGCGGCATGTCAGCAGCAAATAAATTAACAAACTGAAACGCCATGTTAAATGTTGTTGCCCCAGCTTTCATTGGAATTGATGCCGCAGCCATAGCTTTTGAAATCAAACCAGTTGCTTGAGCATTCAACCCCTCTATAGAACGTGCGACTTCACGGTTAACAGCTAAATGTTTTTGCTCCCCATCAACAAACACCGTAACTTCGTGGTCAGCTTTTTCTCTAACTTTCTTTTTCTTGCCAACTTTAGTTTCTTTTAACTCTCGAACTAAACCAGTCTCGTCAATTTGAGATAACGCATACAACTCTTGCATTTTCAGATTCTTGTCAGCCAACATGTAGCTCGTGAGAATCTTGTCATACGCAGCGTCGATAAAATCACCTAACCGGAAATCAGTATTGTCGATTCCGGTAATCATTTTAGCTAATTGTTTAGTTGTATCTATTCGATCACCAGTTGCTGAAGCGGTTTCTGAATCTTGCAAATGTTGCAACACGACGAACGGGGCATAAAAATCATTTGAGTTAACAATGTTGTTTAATGTCTCTTGAGAAATACGCCCACTGTCCATCTGCATACGCAGCATTGCCGACATAAATTCCTGGTATTGTTCAACAGCGCTCTCAAGCTGCTTCATTTGCTCTGGCGTAATATCAGCTTCGAGTTCTTTAAGAAGTCTGTTTGCGTCATCGAGCGTGTAGTCCGCAACACGTTTGCGAGTTGGATCGTCTTCAAGACGCTGCTTTGTTCGACGCAAAAACATTAACCGATTAAATTGTTTTTCAAGTCCCTTAATTGGTTTCACCACTGCGTCGTGGAAATCCAGCATTAACTTTTCTGCACGGGCTGGCGATCCGGCTAACTGTTCAAACTTGCGTGCTAGATCAAAGCGTGGCGCTTTTTTGCCCATGACTTTAAACACTTTAGACTCTAAATGTTTTAGTGGTTTAAATCGGCTCAAGAAATTCGTAGAAAAACCTTCAATGACCGAACGTAATTTTGACCCAAACGATTCGGGTTCTGTTTCTAGTGGTGAAAAGATTCGGTCAACATCGATCATCGACTTTGGCTTAACCCCAAGCTCAGTGTCTAAATTTTCAGAACGGTTTTTAAATTCAGCTATTTGCTCGTCTGCTTGTTCTTGAGTAAGTTCTTTTTTATTAACTTTTTTACGAAGTTCTTTTTCAAAAGTTTTTAAATCGCTTTCAAACACTTCGGACTCTGGATCTCGTTTAGCAAGCACAGCACGAACAGCGTCTTCGACAGATAAGTTGTGTGTTTTAGCTTGTTCAGTGCCTAGCAGTTCTTTTATTTCGTTTAAAACATTCCGCAGTTCACTTTTAGTTTCAACTGGGTCAGCTTTCTTTTTACGCCCCTTCTTTGATGCTTCCAGTTTTAAGTCGGGTTGTTTATTTAAAGTGTTTCTAGCGCGTGACAATGCAGTATCGACTGCTTGGCGTTTCTTGCCAGTTGTTTCAACAATCTCAGCAGGGGTTAACCCGTCCATTGTTAACTGCATTACTTCGCGTTGTGCTTTTGGCAGCTTATCGATAGCTTTTGCTACTCTCTGTAAGCGTTCACTTTTACGTAATGTTTCTTCCGGTGACGGTGCTAAATCAGCTTCTTGATCGATCACAGTTTGACCAGTTTCTTCGTCCGGAGTAACTGTCGTTTCTTTTTTGTTAATGTTTTGCTGATCTCGTCCAAGATCATTAATTTTATTGGCAGCAATTGTGCGTGCCATTTGTTCAAACTTATTGCGATCCAACGTTCCTTTTTTAAGCATGTCGAGAAGCGCAAGTTTTGTATCTGTCGTAGCGCTTACAGCAGCGTCTGCTTTTTTTGTTTTGCCGAAAAATCTTCTACCCGCATAGTTTTCAGAAACTTGGTCTACAAATTTATTTTCGTCTTCAGTCAGTTCTTGTTCCTGCTGAGTCGGTTGCTGTTGCGTTTTAGTTACCGGTTCAGCAGTCGTTTGCGCTTCTTCAAATGCGCCTTCCGGTGGTTGTAATGGCTCCGGTTGTACCCGTTCAGCTTCACCTCGTTGTTCTTGCTGTTCGGTAAATCGCTTTTGTTCAAGCTCAGCAGACTGTTCTGCTGTGCGTAAAAATCCTTGTTGATCTAACTTACCACCTTCAACTTGTTTGGTGCGGCGCTGGTCAATAACCTCGCTGCTGGGTATCACTTTTGGCGATCCGGTAACAACCAGCGGTTCGTTTAAAATGTCCTCCAACGACTGCCACTGCAATATTACCGGTGGACGAGTCGGCCCAATTGGGTCTTTTGTTTGGCGCACACCAGTAACGTCACGACGTTTGGCGCGTTCCATTTCAATTTGCTCTTGCTGCTCCATTGACTCAGCAGTTGCAATTTGTTCAGCGCGTGCCATCTCAACGTCGCTCATGTCATTTGAGCGATCTTCAATGTCTTGAAGCAACCCGACAAGATTCTCTACTTCAGATTCAATAGTCTTCGGATCAAGCTCGTCGTTCTTAACTTTGCGTCGGATATAATCAAATGCTCTCCGGAAATAATTCCTGGTAGCTGGTGCTGGAGTTAACCCAAGTTCGTTCCACAGCAAGCTTTCAGTAACACTCCCGTGCCGACGTTCTTGCACTAACATGCGGACATATTCTGCGCCCATAGTGCCATCAGAAATGTCTTCCCCATAAACATCTGTTACATGCTTTTTCTGGGCTTCAGTCATTTCAGACGCTATTTTTTCAAAACGTTCTTTAGCGTATTCTCCAAATGATAGTTCTGAATTTGATGCGTCCCATTCACCTAGCAGAGTTTTTAAATGAGCGTCATGTATAGACTCTTCTTGAATGAGTTTTTTAATATACTCATTAGCATCGAGTCCGTTATCTTTTATGTGTTTCTTTAAATTTTTTAAATTAACAGTTAATCGGCCAATTCCCGTTACATGAGCGATATGCGGATCGTCATTGTCAGTAAAAATTACTTCATCAAAATTGCTGTATTTAGATGAGTCTAATTCGTTAACAACTTGATTTGGAACAGAACCTTCTTGAAGAATTTCACCAGCATTAGCATCGATGTTAGTTACATGAACCCCGTCTGTTTCTGTAGCTGGGCCAAGTTCTGGGTCAACTGTTTGTTGTTCTTCAATTGATTCTAAATATTTTTTTAAGACTTCTTGTTCACGATTGTTTTTGACGTTATCAACTTTGTCTTGTGTCGCTTTTAAATCTTTTTGAACTTGTTTGTCTTTCAGCATGTTAATGCCGGATATACCAGATTGCTGTAAAGCACCGGGGCCAACTCCTGCAACACCTTCTATAAACACTTCTGACGGTGACGTGATTTCCCCCTCCGAAGCTAATTGACCAGCAGCTTCACCAACCGAACCCCCCGCACCTTCAATTCCTAGCTTCTTAACTGGACCACTAACAAGTCCACCGAGTTTCATTGTCATTAAATCGACAAGTGCAATCGGGACTCCGTATTTTAAACTCTTGTTTCTTAAATTAGAAACTGTGTCTGGATCGGTAAATGACGAACGAATTGCATCAGCGTTAGTAACGTCAATTCCCTCTTCAACTAACATTTCGTTAAATTTTGCTCCGTAAGAAACTCCAAGAGTTGTTACTGCTTGTCCACTAACAAAACCAACACCAGCACCAGCTATTGTTCCAACACCGGGAACTACCGACCCAGCAGCAGCGCCAGCAGCCACTCCAACTGCGGTTCTACTAGCACCGTAATTAACTTGTGCAGACAATGATTCGATAATGATTTGCCCCCCGATCTCAAACGGGTCTTTTATAAATCTGCTAATTTTGTCTTCTTCTGGTGCTTCTGAAAATTCGATGTACGCTTTGCTTCCGCGTAACGCTTGCGAACGACGATTGGCTAAAGCCATTTCTTCAAAACGGTCTTCGTCAGAAAATGTTCCGAAACTTTCTCCAACTAAAACATCTGCGGTAGTCGCTTGGTTAGCCCCACGAAGCCAAGCGTTTCTGAAAGTGTTAAAGAACTCACTATCTTCGTTGCGATCCCATGTTAATGAACTAAAATCTTCGTTAAAATCTTCAAATTGACCAAGTAACTTGGGGTAATTTTTACCAATTGATATAACAAGTTCTTCATCTGAAAAATCTTTAAACTTTTCTCCGTAATTTCTACGTGCTGACTCGACGACACTGTTCATTGATTACGTTGATTTCTAATATCATCAGCTATTACATCACCAAAGTCCGCAGCGCCGCCCATGCCGCCGCCCATGCCGCCGCCCATGCCGCCTCCGCCCATGCCGCCGCCAGTATTAATCCCCATTGATTGTATTTTTTTATAAAATGCTTCTGCGTCAGTTACCGAAGCGCCATCTAATTTAAAATTATATGCTGTTTGCCCTGTCAACGTACTGGTGTACGGAACAATTGAAACTTGCCCAGTGTGTGGCTGGTTGCTTGAAGCCATGAACGCTTGTTCTAAACCAGATAAAAAATCTTTGTGCGTATTAACCATACTGTCTCGCACTGCCATTAAATCGAGAAGTTCTGGAGTATCTGAACGAGCAAAATTTTCTATCTTGCCCGTATCTGGATTTCTTACTTCTCGCGGAGTTTGCAGTTCATTAATTCTGTTTAAGATCGGGCCAATTTCTGAAGCATGTCTAGCTCCTGCTGCACCAACTGTTTTTTTGTAATGATCTAACAACGCTGCTTTTTCTTTAAAAACACCTATCAACGGATTTGTTGCATTTTCTGCTTTTGCTTGAGCTAATTTTGCTTCTGCATTTGCTTTAGTTATTTCAGACGAACGTAATTCTTTTTTGTGTTTTTTTTCGTCTTTAGCATCCCGCATACCTCTTTTTAAAGACTTAGTTCGCAGATCACTTTCTTTTTTATCGCGTTTTGATTTTCTCTTCGCACGTTTTTCAGCACTTTCTGCACGATCTTCTGCACTATCTGCGCGATCTTCTGCTCTATCAGCACGTTTATCTGCTTTTTTGCGATACTTGCTTCGTTCTTTTCTTTCTGCTGACGCTAGATTTGACGCACGAATATCACGCGCCATGTCCATGCCCATCGAAAGTCCTGTTGAAAATGATCTAGCCATATTATGCGTTTAGTCCAAATATTCCACTAACCCCTTTACCAAATGATTGTCCACCAGCCATTCCAGCCATACCCCCAGTTAATGCAGTTAAACCAAGCCCAGCGCCCATTCCAGCTATTTGACTTAATGGGCCACCTTCTTGCGCCATTCGCATTTGTTGGTTGTATATATTGCCAGTACCTTGTGCAAATTGGCTATTGTTCATCACCCCGACTCCGCTATTCATTATGTTTTGCCCCTGAAACGCAGATGCCCCTTGTTGCGCTCCGCTTAATTGAGAAAATTGAGCCACTGGAGAAACACCAGCGCCAAATGCTGCTTTGTTAGCTATGTCTTGTTGATACATTCTAAAACCAACATCGCCAACTGCCATTGCTTCTTGAATGCTAGGTGCGTTTCCAAATAAATTACCACGCGCTGCTTGCGATCCGCGTGCGCCTCTAACAGCACCTTCTGCTGCTTGTGTAAAATATTTTTCTGGGCCACCTTCAGAAATTTGACGACCCAATTCTTGGCGCATTTTAAAACCTTCTGGATCGGCTGCTGCCATTTCTTTGCGACGTTGTTTAACAACATCAACGCCGTATGTTTCAGCAGTTTCTAATGAACCCGCAGCCAATTTATCTGCTGCTTCTATCCAAAAATCTAAATTTGCACGGGATAAATCAATGTCACCAATGCCCCTAAAATCATATTCTTTCCCCTCGACAGTTCCTTTTTCGCCAAGTCTAGCTAAACGATCAAGCTGCTTGCGCGGCCCGACAGTTGCCATCTCAGCATTTATTTGCTCTCTTGCCGCACCCCCGTAATCTGGTTCATCTCTACATCCCATTTTAAAATACTTTCGCCATCATGTTTGCTTTACCCAAATTGGTGTAACCCAATCTCGACATCACTGGTAAAAAAGGTGATTTATCGGACAATGGAACTAAAGTCCCACCCGAACCACTCAATCTAATTTGATTTTCTAACACGCTAATCACGTTAATACTGTCTTTCGCTTTCATTCTTTCACTATGAAACCATGTGTTTACAGCAGTCAATGCTCCTACACTTGCATATCCGGACAATTTCCCGTCCTTGTCGAACACATGCGTCGGCAAAACTGGTGAGTGATCGTCCCAACCAGCTTCTGTGTTCAGTGCAACTAATTCGTCTCTGTCTCTCAACGGTCTTACAATGACCATTTTGTTGATTAAGTCCATAACTCCAAATCTTACACATCATCTTACACTCCCTCTAGCTACCGTTTTTCAGCGTCTAATCCCATAACAATGGCACTAGCTTTAACACCTCTTAATTGTATCTTATTTTCTTCAGCTTCTATTCTAAACTGTATTTGATTGAATGTGCCTTTACTAATGTTTGAATACGCTTTTTTAACAACTTCAGTTCTACCGAACATAAATGGCAATGCTTTTGGAAGCACTACACCACTGCCAGCAGCAGTGTCTATTTTCGATGTGTTTAAACGTTGTTCAGTTAGAACGTCATCTCGGATTTGGTAAACATCAACGAGAGCGCGACTGTTGTTCCATTCAAATTCAGCGTTCCGACCAATCTTGTCGTTCATCTGCTCACGAAAAACAAAACCGCGAGTAGTAATTGACGATGGGTAGAACACTCCGTCATCTTTAAAAGTGCTATCTGTCTCGTCGTTTTGCGCTACGTATTCTAACCAAGTTAAAACCTTACCGTCTGGTTGGCCAAAATTTAAACGCAACTGACCAGCAAAAGCACTTTCTGCAAAAACAGATGGAGTCCAGTTCGTCCAATAACCAGACCAGGATTGTGTAACTGTATTATAAACTAATGTGTAATTGTTTGTAGTCGCTCCATCTATTGGAACTGACAGCAAATAACGGTTGTTCCAGAATTTAGCACATGCTTTATCTGCAACGTTCCAATTAATTCGTTCTATAAAATTTCCAATCGCAGTGCTTATTGGTTGTGGTTCAACAATAGTCTGTGCGCCGTTTAAAACCTGACCAATAGACATTACTCCGAACCTACTTAAATAAAACACATCACCACCAACTTCAGCTACAGATCGTTTTGCAGCACAACCAAAACGGTCACTTATTTGTTTAACTTCCCAAAAAGAAGAAACTAATAATTGCGGGTTAGTGTTAACTAAAAATACGCTACGTTCTTTAAATACAATAAGATTAAAATTAGCCCAACTTTGCAGCGCAATAATTGGATCGCCACTGTGTCCACCAATTCTTATCTGATCGTTTGTGGTATCCCACGTAGTTCCGTCAATAATTGCAGATGCATATATTGCGTCTTGCGGTTGATTCGGAACACCAAACCCAAATAAACGATTTGTATGTAATGTAATTCCGCTAAACTCTAAACCATGTTCGCTAGGAACAGTGCTAGTAGCGTCGCTTGTAATCATCCGCATTTTGTTTGCGCCATCTGCAACAAACATTTTATCAACCATTTGAACCAAATCTACTTGGTTGGTTGCGTGAACGGTGTTTTTAGCTCCTGTTAATTGCGTCCAACTGCTTTCGTCAGAATCACACCTCCACAATTTGCCGTCAGAAGCGCATATTAAACGCTCTCTAGCACCTACTGGATCGTCATAATACGCTAACCCCTGTATAGCAGTTGAATGTGCAGTGCTGGGAAATTTTGTCGTTCCCTTGCGAGTAACAACAGTTCCGAACGTGTTAACATCTACGTTCTTCCCGTCAGTAAATTGATTCTTGTTTAAAAGATTGGGTCTAACGTCACTAACCTGACCACCTAAAAACGAAATAGTATCGTCAAAAACGAGTGGTTCATCTAACAAGTTTGATGCATACCGTGGCATTATCTAAAATCATTTTGTGTCCAAGCGACTTCAACGTCCGGCACTATCTGAATTTGACGTGCTGATTGATTTTTTTCCATGTCACGCATTAGCTGCATGTGCGCCCCAGCTTCTTGCATTTTCAATTGAGCTTTTGCGTATTGTTGCAAATACTCCAGAGCATCAGCTTCTACATACGTAACCAAAGCGTTATCAATCCCACTCAAAACTGCTTCGTCCGAATCACCAAGCGGACTAATAATTAGCTTGCCCAAAACCAATAAAGTTTTTGTTTCGTTTGGAATGCGTATTAATTTTATTCTAGGACGAGTGCCGCTTGCGCTTACGCTTTTTGGAAGAACAATAAAATCAGTTGGCGTGCCGTTTTCATCAAGCAGTGCTGGATTGATTTGAAATACACGCTGATAATCAACTGGAGTTATTTCTTTTTCATCCCAATACGCAGAAACTGGGAAATCCATTTCAAGCGTAAGATCAACAATTTCTGTTCCACTTGGCACAGTAGTTGAATACGTTCCCAGACTTTCGCGCCACAACTCAGCATTCCAAATCATGTCATAACGACGATCAACAAATGTCTTAAACACGGAGATACTATCATCATCAGTGCTATGCACTTTTTGACCAACGTATGTTGCTATATCAGATTTTGTCATTCCATTATTATCCAGTGTCCGTCACCGGCAGATGTATTATCTAGAACAATGCGTTTAAATATTTTTATCACTACGGCATTTGTGCCGAAATATAAAGTTACAGTATCTCGCAGCCCAACTCCGTTAGTAAGGGACGTGTCGTCTGACGCTGCACCTGCATTTGTTCCATAATAAGCAGCATTAAGCCCATGAGCCTCAACCATTTTTTGAGGTAAATAAATGTAACCCCATCCACCAACTGTAGTTACACTAATCGTTCCCGGACTGCTTGTTGTGGTTGTAGTAAATTCAGTTGATGAGTGAATAGTTTCAACAACATGTATTTTATTAAAATTACTATCGTTTCCGGAAGTTGTGTCAACATTTGCCATAACAATTCTGTCACCAGCTTCCAGCCCGTGATCTAACGAAGTTGTCATTTTTAGCTTACCCCCAGAAACCACAATCCCATTTTCAGCTATTGTTGCCCCAGCTTTAATTCTTATTGCGCTACTGCCTCCAGAAGTTTTGTTTTTGTATAAACTTAAATAAAATTCATTTCCACTTAACATCGGAGATACATCTGCTGTGTTCAATTTCGGATTTGGCAAAAGAATAATATTCTCACCATCAACACTACTGAAAGTGCCTCTAGCTATGCCGTACATATCTTTTATTTGTAAACTAGCATATTGACCGCCTCCACTACCCCAGTCTGAAATACCTACATTAGTAAACGCAGTATGAATTTTATTTTTTTCATTCGGATCGTCTAACCAGAAACGGAAGTTTTGATTTACTGTAGTTCCACCATTAATTTTTATTAACAATGTTTCAACCGTTGGGCTTTTCGGCCAACTTCCATTACCAGAAGCTAATCCAAATACCATTTTGTCGTTCGCATCTTCATCAATGCATAACGGTGATTTTGCTGTGTTTGTAAAATTGTTGTATGTCCAATTATTGCCATTAATTAACAACCCAGCGTTGTGTTTAAACGAATCTCCTTCACCAGCGTCAGTATAAGTATATGTAGCGCCAGTGGCATAAACAACAAACCCATGCCCTAAAGTATAATCGTGTGTCGCATTTCTTCCGGTCGGGTCAGGAACTGTAATGGAATTGCCATTAATATTAACATTAGTCGTTCCGTATAATTCAAATGCTCTTTGATGATGTTCTACACTGTTTCCAGTAATTATGTTGCCCACCGGATAACGCATGTAAACAGCAGTTTCACCAATTCTATGTGGCACTTCACTCTGACTATCAGTGCTAAATCCGTCGAAACGATTAGTTGATACAGTGTGGTGTAACCCGTCTAAACGAACTCCAAAACGATTGTATTTTAAATGGTTTCCACTAAACAAAATACCATCTGAAGTTCCAGCAGTTATCAATCCAGCATAACACGCTTCAAACGTATTTCCGGTAAAACTCAAATCAACACCTTTTACTCTAGCTCGATCTTTGCTCCCGTTGTTTAACATGATCCCAAACATTCCCTTACTAGAATTGTTTGGTGTCCCGCTTATATCTGAGCTTTGAAAAGATTTGTAACCCCGAAACAATAAATCACTGTAACGATTGTTGCGATGGGTGAATCCCGGCAGCCATAATCCAATTGTGTCATCTTCAACATAACCACTAAAATGAATGCCAGTAATGTGAGCATCCATATCTTGAATGCGGTTTTTGTTACCAGCTAAACTCTCATCACCAGCTTGCTCACCTCCAGTGGGGTTGTAACCAGACGAATAAACATCGATCGTTCCAACTTCGTTGTTAGCAATTGATCCCGATTCTAGATACCCAACTAACGCAATCGAGCCAGCAGCTTCATTGTCTGTCACAACAAACACTGCGCCACTTGTGAAATTAATTTTAGTACCAGGATATATCCGTTGGTTAGTTCCTCCTGTAGCGACTGTTAAACTTTGTTGTGCATAAAACTTTTCATTGTCATCAACTCCGTCTTCAAAATAACCATTACTAAATGGATTTGTTAATGTTCCTCCAGTTAATGTTCCGCTTGAAGATAATGCATTTGTAGATGTGTAAAAACTTCCACCTTCTGCATGAAAAGTTGTCGCAGATTGTGTTGATCCATTATCATATACAATTGACGTTGCCCCATTAGCATATCCGCTTCCGTTGTTAACTAAAAAACTTGCTCCAGTAGAAAGTGTTCCCCCAGCAGTAACAGTTCCAACAGCGTGATAAATTCCAGTAGTAACGTTTGCTGTGGTGTATTTCAATTCGTCACGAACCATCATCACAGCGTGCATTCCATTAATTCTCAACGGAACTTTGTAATCTGTTTTATCGCTGTAATATTTCCACTTACGCTTGTTAATTTTACGAGCTAAATTTGTTGTTGCTCCCCCAACAGTTACATCGTCTGTGTAATCATTTGTTTGTCTAGTTCCGTCATCACTGAAACGATCACCAGTATAACGAATAACTGTACTGCCAGAACCACTGCCACGAACAGAACATGACGGTGGAACAATTAAAGTTTTGTTAATCTTAAAAAATCCAGCGGGGAACAATACTTCAACAGATCGTGCAAAGCGTGATTTATCTAATTCGCTTTCACTGTTTGTTTGAGCTAATAAAGCACCTGACGAAGTTATGTCTTCAGACAGTCCGTAAGTTGCTTTAATTTTTGACCAAGCAACATCTAATGCTTTTTGGCACGCAGCAAAATCAATAGTATCAAACAACGACTCGACCCACGGGTAATCAGTTTGTATTGCTGCTAAATTTGCATAACCCCTAGATTTTGTGCCGCCAGTTAACCATTGTGCAACTACAGTGCCAGTATTGTCACCAAGCGCACCATACGCCATTACATCGATAACCGGATGTTCTGACGTTGCTGCTTTTGAAATTGGAAGAAAACCGTCCGATACCAGATTGGTTTTCGCTGTGTTTGGGGTATCCCAGTTCTCGTAGAAATCAGACTTACCCTCGTCAACACTACTTGTTTGCAAAGAAAAATCAGCAGCAACTTCTGATGCAACGTTTGACCATTGTATTTTCTTCAACCCGCCTCCGCTGTTTTCTTTAAATATAAGTTCATCAGCAGATGCTAGTGTTTCTGATTCAGTCTTGTCTCCAATAACACCGGACTGAACCGTTGCGTTGTTTACTAAATTATGGAAATCCGCTGGTTGAAGCGAAACCCCAGTTTGTAATTCATCGCTACTTTTAATTTGTATGTCCGGCATTGTGTTTTCTATTTAGCTGCTTCAGCAGATTTGTGTACTCCGTGGCGAACAAATATTGCGAGCAAACTTGTAATGCCCACGTTTATTGCTGCGCCTATTTCAAGATCACCAGTTAAATAACCAGCTATAGCGCCAATTACTCCAGTAATCCCAGTCCAGAACGTTTTTGATTTTAACATAATTATTTCGTGTTTCGTTTATTAGACATTTTTAATTTTTGTCCAGTTTTAGCAGCAGCTTTTTTAGCTTTAGCCATTCCCTTTTTACCGTACCCGTATTTAGTTTTTCCAACAGTTGGCATAATTTTATTTTGTATTTCGTTTTTTCTTTGGAAAACCAGCTTTCATATTTGCGTAAGATTTTGCAGATATAGTTGATTTTTTCTTGGAACGACTTGTCCCTGCTCGTTTTCTTTTATTTATATTTTCGTATAAACTCATATTACCAGTTTTTACAAGACCAATAACGACTTGTTAATTTACTAGGCTTAGAATCGCATTTGTGTCTAGCTCGAAAACTTTTTCTTCTATCTGGATTGCTTTTTTTAATAGTCATATTAGCGTCACCATATCTAAGAGTTTTTTTCACACCGCCTTCTTGAGCCAAAACTACAAACTTTTTAACACCATAAGCTGGTTCACCTTTTTTAATTCTTTGAGGCGAATTTACTTTACTGGGTATCCCGGCTCTTTTTGGTGTTTTAACTTTAGCCATTGTTTTTTAACTTCATCGTTTTAATTATAATGTACACAAGAGTGGCAACAGATATTGCAACTTTTAATATCACATCTATATCTAGTAACCATGAACTAAGCCCAGTTCCTGACGCTAGTGCCACTTTTATGTCATCGAAACCAATCATTTTTTATCTTTAGATTCTTTTGGTTTTTCTTCAAAAGAACTTTCCAATAAACTCATAAAGTGATTTCTCGCTCCAAGAGTTTGTTCCAAATTGAAGTTGATTGAACGTGCTTTATTGTCCAAATCAGCTACATGATTCACAAGCGTAACTTGCTCTGAGTTCAAGTCCGCTAAGTTATGTTCTTTCCCATTTATAGAAATGGTTTCCGTTTTTTTTGTCTCTGTTTTTGAGTCCATAAAATTATTTAGCTGCTGTATTAACTGGTTCCATTGCACTTGCTAACATCTGTGTAAACTTAGCCATTCCCTCCGCTGGTTGGTTCTGTTTAGCACTAACTGACACATCATATTTTGCAGAAAAATCTGTGCTTCTAGTATTTGTAGATTTGCTTGATACAACTCCTGTGTGCGATTTTTCATGTGAAAAACCAGCGCTTGCAGACACTCCCCAAAAACTACCACTAACATCTGCGTGTGCTTCTGTTTTGCTTGTGTCTGTTTGCGTATTCCCTTTTTCATCCACTTGAGATGTATGGGATTTTATTTCCATAGTAAAATCTATATCAACATCCTGGATAGATAAATTTGGAATCGTAACCATTGAAATTAATGGCATTTTTAACATTTGTTTTTGCGGTGATGTACGCCCCTCTATAAGACGTTCTACTTCCACATCAACAGTTCTTGCTTTTAATTTTTTTGTATCCGGATCAGTTTCAAAACCGAACTCATTTATAAAATCCATCGTCACCATAGCTAAATCACGTTGTCCACGTGCGCTACTAACGAGCGGGTCGATTATCAAATTTTTCAAGGGAAGTCCCTGAAAATCTGCCAACTGTTCTGAATCTGCTGCCATTACGGTATTATTTTTGTTAGTCCATCACCAATTCGCGCAAGTCCTTCAGCTTGATCGCAACCAGTAAATTTTATTTTAACATTAGCCATTTTATTTTTTCTTAGTTTCCCAAAACATCCAGTAGCTTCTTTGTTAAAATTTAAATCTATTTCAAAATCTATTTCACACTCCGCAATCTTGAGCGCGTTGTGTGGCACAAGTGAAAAAATAGGTACTTCAACGGACTTACCCCCCAACACAACTCCGATGGTCTTGGGTTTTCCATCTTCAAAATAAGTTTGCTGTATGTTTTCAATGTATTTCCCTTCAACTTCTTTTTGCGCTTGTACAACTGCTGAATACAACGAGTTAAATACGTCTGTTACCTTATCCATTCTTCAGTGCTTTAACTTCTGCACTTAGTTCTTGTACTGCTTTTAGTAGTGGAATGACAAGATTAGAATACTTAACTGCCAACTTCCCGTTCGCACCTTCAGTAACCAGATCAAAGTCAACACCAGCTTCTGTCATAGCTGTCTGAACATCCTGTGCGATCAGACCAACATAGTTGGTGTCGTTGTCTTCTGGTCGTTCATCGGCTGGAACAGTCACAGTTTCATAAACAGCTTCTTGTGCTTCAACCGCTGGTGAAACTAATCTGCGTTCACTCGCAGGAGTTACTACAACTGTTTCAGTCCAAGCTTCTTTAGCTTTCTTAATAACAACTGTCTCAGTGCGTTCTTCTTCAGCGTGTTGAACAATTCT